TACCTCATCTCCAAGAAAAATAGCTACATGATTTAAAGTTGAATCTAAAATACTCATCAACAAAACATCTCCAGATTGTAGTTTTTCATCTGATCTTAATTCTCTAAATCCTGTTCTCCAAGCGTAACTTTCAAACAAAGGATCTTTCATAAATTCTTCTGGAGTAATTGGTCTTTCATAATCTTTTAACTCTATACCCTTTTCTTGCTTGTAATAATCTCTTACTAAACTCCAACAATCTGTAATACCCCATACCCATTGCCGACCAAGCAAAGGTGCTTCATAACCTTGTGGTTCATAATATCCCCATTTTTTTGTTTTAGGATTAACAATATGCCACGGAAGTTTACTTTGTTCACAGGCAACCATATCTGCTTGACTAGCAATAGGTGGTGTTGTTGGATGACTATGAACAACAGCAGTAACTTCTCCTACATTTGTAGCTTTCACATAATCTTCTGGATCAAGAATAAAACATTGGTGTGCTGTCATCGAAAGATTACGACAAGGATAATATCTTTCTTTACCTCGAACATTTAATAAAAGACCGACAGATTCTTTTGGATCTTCTGTCTCAGCATGATTAAGTGCAGCGTCTTTCCAATTCATCCTATAGCCGTACCAATAGAAGGGAACTCTGTTCTAGTGCATTGTCTATTTGGAGCACGAATACCAGCAAGATCAAATACAGAAGCGAGTTCAAATTGAACTGCCTCTCTATTTTCTGCTGATTTTCTATCTATTTTATATATTTCCTGTGGAAACTCTGCTGTAGGATCTGGTGTTCCATAAGGATTTACATTGCTAGGAAAGTTTGCAGCATCTAAAAATTTTGCAAGAGTTCTTATTCTAGTAACAGTTGCACCTGTTAAATCATTACCAACAGTTGTATCGTTTACTGTTAATAAAATAGATGTAATTGTTCCAAGAGCATTACTTACAGTTAATGTAGGTCGAGGTAGTTGTCCTTTGCGAAAAGCAAAACCTTCAGCTTTTATTGGGAATCTTAGATATTCATTACCTGCCCATACTATTTTTCCATTATCTTTCAAACTACTACCTGCATGAAATCTGTAAACAGTAGTAGCACCATGCAAACTACTATCAAGTTGTAAGGTAAAAAGTTCAATTATTGCTGATGGATTTATAACTTGTAGATCGCTTGCAACACTACTAAATGAAACATATCTAACATTATTGTCATAAACAGTTTCACCAAGAACAGTAGCCCAATTCGGTTCACTACTTCCTGTCGTTCCTGCTTGTGTAACTCTAAAAAATAATCCGCTACTGGCAGAAGTTGGTGCAACGATATCTCCTATTGATAAACTAGCACTTGCACTCCAAACAGTTGCAGCACTCATGGTTCAAACACCTCTCTAAATGTTGCTTGAATTGTTGCTCTATTGTTATATGGTATAGATTTATTCCAGTTCTCGCAAACATATTGACCAGCACCAGATAAAGTAATCGAAACATTACCACTATCACTAGCACTCGAAGCAGCAGTAACAGTAAATACGTTGGAATCAGTAACCGAAGCGACAAGAAACGTACCATCAGTAGGCGATCCACTTGCAGTTGAAGTGTAATCAATAGTAAGTTCATCTCCTACAGCTACACCATGACTTGTAATTGTAATTGTTACTGTAGTGCCTGATTGAGAGTAAGTTCCTGTCTTTGTAAAACCTTCTCCTGGTGGAGTAAAAGTAAAGCTGGCACTATCATTTGCACGACTATCAAGGAATCCTTCTATTGTATCTGCATCTGTTTCCGATACATTGAAAGTAAGATTGAATATTTTAGGATTTTGATGAGCAGCAAGTCCAAATAATATTCTGTGTTCATAGCCATCGGCAAAACGAACTGTTCTAGTATTTGGTGCGGATCTTTTCTGCTGTCCGTATGTTGGTGTGATTGATGGAAAAGTAG